CGGACCGTTTGTCTGGCCGCCAAAGAGTGGGAAGTACGTGGGCCCCAGCCCACCGCCGAAGTGGTTCGTCGGCGAGTGGGTTGCTGGGTACTTAGCGAAGGAGCGCCGCGACACGTCCATGATGCGTCAGTGGCTCTACACCAATGTGATCCGCCCGGACCTGGCTTCTGCCACACTTGGCAATTTTCACAGGTACGGGACGGCGGTGTATTACTCCGACGTTAATCTTGGTTCCTCCGTCACCAGGATTGGCCGCCGTAGATTTACGGATGGCCAGACCGAAGACGAGTTTTTCACCGCAGGAGATCGTCTCACAGCCGATGGCTACAGTTGGGATATCCTGCGGGTAACCTGGGATGGTCACCCGGTCCTGGTGGCCAAGCCTTGTTCCATTTCCACAACACTCTTCGCAGAGCCGGCCGACGCTAAGGTCCACCCAGCCCTCGGAGAGGTCGACAAGTCTGAGTTGTTCAAAGCGCGCTGCACGGCAATGCGACTTACGCGCTCAGATCCGATCGAGACTGCCCTGGCAACACGCTGGATGGGAGATTGGGCTGCCCGAGGATATGACGTTCGCGGTGATCCCGATGACGTCGCGACCCTCGCTTCGGCAGTGGCCCGCCAGTATTGCTCTGTGGGCTCAGTCGGTGGTGGTTATGGTTGGGGCTTGTGCTACAGCTGCGGAGGGCAGCTGACTGGGAAGTCACGCATCTGCTGCAGGGGGCGTAACAGCCCTCTTGCGAAGATGATCGCGGCCGGCGAGAAAGTGACTAGCATGGCCAACCGCATCCTGTACCCAGGCGTCGTGTGGTGTGTTTCTCAGCACCCCCCCCTCAAGGCGGGTGTCGAGACCGTCGCCACCGACCAAAATTTTCAATAAGCCCCGGGGGCCTTTCCCGCTTGCGGGAGGTGCCACACGAGCGCGACGGCCCGTGCTTGTTGGGCATTGGCTTTGACGGGGCGATACCATTCGTCTCCAGCACTGGAGTTCGGGTGCTGTCCGAGGCAATCCTTTACCTGGTATTCAAGAAGTACCCCGCGATAATCAGGCCGGGCAGTTTCGAAAATGCCAAGCGACTCATGTTCAGCAAGACCATTCTTGGTAATCTGGGTGATGTTTACCCAATGAAACGCTGGGATTGGATAAAGAGCATGAAAGGCAGGCGTCGTAGGATACTTGTCCGTGCTGATAAGCAATTGGAGGAGAGGGGGGAACTCAGCCCGTTGGTGGATCTTATTTCGCCTTTTGGGAAGACAGAGAACCTCCCTTTCTTTTCGATCAAGGCGGGACACATTTATGGTGGGGAAGTCGAGTATGTACCAAGGCTTATTCAAGCCCCGCATGACGAGACCCACCTGATTGCTGGCCCTTATCTCAAGGAACTGACCCATTAGGTCAAGAACGTGTTTCACCACGAGAATTGGCTGTTTTACGCCAGCGTCGCGCCAGAAAAGCTCGACTTGTGGCTCAGATCAATTGAGCATCACAGCAGCTACTTTTGGAGCGACTACAGCGCGTTTGACGCCACGTGGTCGAAGCAGTCTTGGGATATGATCGAAACAATTTATCGCCGGGTTTTGAAGGATACCACACCTGAGTTCTGGAGGGTCCTTGACATTTGGAGGACGCCACACGGGAAAGTTCGTTGTCGCAAGGACGAGTGTACCATTGAGTACCAGTCCGATGAGGCAAATGCTAGCGGTCGTGACGACACCGCAGTTGCTAATGCCTTGTTTAATGCGATTGCGCTCGCTTTCTCAGTGACAGCCGCGTTGTTCAATGTTTCAGTCGAGGATGTTGAGGAGCACCATTTGATGAGAGCTTCTCAGCAAGTTCGCATTGCAGTTGTTGGGGATGACAGCCTTGTCGCCTTCCGTGTCGACTGCCGACCGATAGCGAATCAGATTCAAAAGAATCTTGAATCTTTCGGTTTGAACGTCAAAGCGAACTCCTCTTTGAATTTATGGGATGTCACTTTCCTTGGCTGCATGCCATATCCAGCCGGTGGTCAACTCTATTGGGGGCCGACCATCGGCAGGCGCATGTACAAGGCCTTTTGGAAAGCTGATCGGGTTGGACACTTGACCGCATGGGCTCGTGGCGTCGCACAACAGCTGTCGATGAACCAGCATGTTCCCTTCCTCTGTGAGGTCGGAGAGCGGGTTTTTCAGCTGACAAGCGGCCACCCAGTTACGGATTTAAGTGACCAGGATAAGCCATGGACCGGCAGAGTTTTGCCAACCACGAGGTGGGACAGCACCACCCTTGAGTGGATGGCACGACGATACCCTGACTTCAGCCCCACCATGCTGGAGCGAGACCTCAGAGTTCTTAGCGGAGTCGACCGGCTGCCCTGCGTCATGCACAGCGAGGTGTTTACCGTGTGCGTGATGTCAGATGAGCTCTGAGCACCGGAACCGGAGGAAGGGGGGCGGGCGGTTTTTGACAACCAGTTTCCGCTTCAACCATGCCAACTTCTGCTATCCGCGCTAAGGCTAATGGTCTTGAGCCTTTGGCGATGTCGATGGTCCTGCCTCATGAGCGCAAGGCCGTCCGACTGCCAGTGGTTCCCGCGAC